CGGCATGTTCACAGGCGTGGCGGGTGGGGATTGCTGTGGCGGTCATGCTGCACTCCCAACAAACGGCGCCTCGGGCACCTGTTGCTGTTGTTTGCGGCGGTATGCTGCGACCTGTGCCTTTGTCCAGAGCGTCGGGTTGGGGGTGGTCGGAAACGGCCAGTTGGGTGTGTTGCTCATGTCTGCTCCTGTTGATGTGACACAAGTGTATCACACTTTCAGTAAAGGCCGTCAAGCACGGGTGGTTGGTAATTCGGACCTTTTGTGATCTTGCCGTTGACATCGCGCAACGGTTGACCGTTGTGGTCGAACTTGGACCAGTTGCTCGCGTTGACCCGATCACAGGGGCAGCGGCGCCTTTCATCCCAGCGCAGTGGGCAGCACCGAGGCCGGTGACAACCTGATCCGCGATGCTGTCGAGGAACCCGTTGCGGTAATGGACAGTGGCGGTCATGGCGCCGGTCTTGAGCAATGCCGACAGGGCGAAAAGCTGCAATCGAATCTTCTGCCACACTTCTTCGTCGTTGGTGACGATGGATCGCATCATTTCTTCGATTTCTTCAAAGTGACACCCGAGCTGCACGTTGAAGTCGGCAGCGGTGGGTTCAGGGCGGGCGTGTTTGTGCCAGAGTTCGATGGATTCGGTTGTCATGTCAGTGTCCTTTGGATTGGCGGTATTGTTTGACTGCGTTGCGCAGCCCTGCTTGTGTTGTAGCCTTCTCGTCGAGAGCCAACGCTTGCGCTTGGTCCAGTGTGCCTTGCATCAGGATGCGATGACACATGACCGGGGCACCCTGTCCTTGGCGGCGCACCCGTGCGTTGAACTGTTCGTACAGGTCAAGCGACCAATTGAGGCCGTACCACACAAGGATGTGACCGTTCTTCTGGAGGCCGTCGATGCCGTGACCCATTGACGCAGGGTGGCCGATCATCAGGGGGCAGTCGCCGGTCTTCCACCGGTGCATGGCGTTGGTCAGCGCGGACTCACTCTTACACTCGGTCAAATTGATCGGGCGCAGGTCTTTGAATCGGGTCATGATCCGCTCGGCATCGCTGCGATAAGCGTAGGCGCACAGCACCGGTGAACCCTGCGCTTCGTCGATGATGTCCTCCAGCGCGTCCAGCTTCAGGTCATGCACCGACTCCCACAAGGGCATCCCGGCAATCGGGTACATGGCGCCGTTGCTGAACTGCAAGCACTTGTTGGTCAGCGCAGCCTGATTGAACGCCTCAATCTCTTTGCCACTGTCGAGCACCAGGAAGAACTCTTTCTCCAGCTTTTCGTACTTGGCCCGCAGATCGTCGGGCATTTCAATCTCGACGTTGTTGACGATGAGATCGGGCAGCGGGTTGTAGTCCTCTGCTGACATCTCAAGCGTGATGTCACCGATCAGCTTCTTGATGGTGTCTTCAGTGTCTTCGTAGGGTACCTCTTTGTACGGCCCAGCCTTCTTGTAAAACCGGGTGCGGAACGCTGTCTTGCTGGTCCCCAGACGCTCGCCCCGGTCCACCACAAGGAACTGACCGTGGAGGTCTTTGTACCCGTTGCTGGCAGGGGTGCCAGTGAGACCCGTGGTCCAGTCAAACTGATCCGCGATTTTGCGGAACGCCTTGACCCGGTTCGTGGTGGAGTTTTTCATCTTGCTGATTTCGTCCCACACCACACCGTTGAACGGCATCTGGCGATCCTTATTGACGAAGTACGTCTGGAGCGTTTCGGCAAGCCACCCAAGGTTCTCGTAATTCACCAAGTACACGCTGGCTGGGCGCAGGAGAGCGCGGGTGCGCTGGTCCTTGGTGCCCGTGACCAGGCTGAACTTCAGGTGCTTGGTGTGCTCCCACTTGGCAGCTTCTTGTCGCCACACCAGTCTGATGACTCGAATCGGGGCAACGACGATCACACCGCGCAGGAAGCCGACACCCAGCAGGTGTGCGAGGCTGGTCAGCGTTATGATGGTCTTGCCCAGCCCCATGTCCAACCACAGCATCGAGTGGGGGTGCGTGGATTGGAAGTTAACCGCCTTCTTCTGGTAGTCGTGGAGAAGGTCAGGGGTTAGCATTTTTCAAACACCATGAAGTATGAGTGATGAATCCTCGCGTGTTTTTGCACCTTGGGGCTGTGTCCCTCTGTTGGCGGAATCGGCATTCGGTGTTTGGCTGTCAAAATGAACAAATCTTTTAACCGAAACATTCCCTCAACCCAATTCATGATATTGAAATGGGTGCAGTGCATTCTGTGGTTGTGAATAATATCTTGGCACTTGATTACAAAAACACCTTTGTCGTTCAACACACGGAATGTTTCAGAAATCGTACCCCTGTAATGCGCTTCAAGATCGTCGTATTTCCAATAACCGCTAAATCGTTTACCCATGATTGAATCGTGTTCTCGACCTTGTTTGATGTACGTCAGAAACGGTGGATCAAACATAACGGAGTTGACACACGACGGGGGCATCGGAAGTTCTGTGCTGTTCGCATAATGCGTATCCGATGTCTGTGGATCAATATCGAACTTTATGACAGGTTGTGAAATATTTTTCCAAAACCCGCCGTTGGCATACGTCAAATCGACATCGAAACGATCAATACCGCACAGCCACATGATTGACCGAATGATCTCGTCTTGATCGTCACTGACAGACTTGATCAACATACGTCGTTCACCCTTCCCCCACCATCGTGTCCACCACCGCCTTACCCTGCTCCACATCGTCGATCACGAACACACTGACGCTGTGACCGCGCAGCCGGGTGTGCTCACGCTCCTGTGCCGGTGTGGGTTTCTGGCCCTCGCGCTTGAACTCGACGAACCACACGCGCCCCTTGGGTCCAATGAACAGACGATCAGGCACGGCTGCACGAGCGGGACTGGTGAACTTGTAGACCAACAGCCCGCGCTCACGGGCGTAGTCGCAGACCTTGGCCTCAATCTGTTTTTCCAACATGGCGTGTTTCCAGTTCAATCAGCAATTCAATGTAGTGCTTGGCCTTCTCAAGATCGGCGATGCCGTTCTTCTTGCGCCAACGGGAAACGTACTTGATCACGTTGCCTTCAAAGTACCCAATCGCGTTGGCGTGGATGTACTCGACGGGTTGGATTGGCAAGTCCTTGTAATGGGTGCCCGCAACCTGTTTGGTCAGTGCGTCAAACGCTTCATCTTCTTCCGGTGTTACTTCAAGCTCAGACACAATTTCTCCACTTCTCGAATGTAGTAATCGAAATCCACCGGCAACTTGCCAGCGTCCTTGATGTCGTTACATGGCTGGACACCCCAACCACTCTCGACGCCAATCTTGCGCCACTCATTTTTACCCTTGAGCGGGGGCATCCACTTGAACAGACGACCCCCGCCCTCAGCGATGTAGTAACGAGTTGTGTTCTGCAACCGCTGGGGAGGTTGACCGTCCCACTCGATTGCCAGATAACTGGAGCGCGGCACCTTGGTGCGCAGCATGAAGTCGTAGAGGTCGGGCCACTTCTCCACAGTCTCGCGGATCGGGGTTCCCTCAACCAGTGCCTTCTCTGCCACTTTGGGGACCACCAAGGCGCTGGCGTTTTGGTGCCACTGTGTCTTCCACTCGTAAGCACCCTTGCGCTTCGTGTTGCCGTCCTCATAGACCGCGATGTAGTTGTTGACATCGCGGATCATCATGGTCTTGTAAACAACCTCCTCAAGGTTCAGCCCGGTACGCTCTTGCCAAGCCCCTCGAACCAGATCGACCATTACCCGCTGACTACGCGGAACCCTCACAGTTATCCCATCTGTGTTGATCTGAGCGATGCGCAGCCCTGGTATCGTCATCAACCCCTCGGCCAGCAGGCACAGCAACAATTGACCGTTGAGCGTAATCGACATGGTGAACAGCGGGTCGTAGAACACGCTGAACTGGTTGTTGGAGTCGCCGTAGACCCCGTTCAGTGCCAGCTTGAGCATGGCGCTCTCAGCCGACTTCTTGGGGTACTGTTTACGCTGGTCAAACAGGTGCTTGTAGATGGAGACGAATTCGCAACCCAGGTGCGCCGGATAGAACCCGTTGGTGATGGCCAGGTTTGGGTAATACGAAGTGACATCGAGGTCCACGATGACATGCTCGTCATCCGACTCGACAATCTCTGATTCAACGGAGCCGTGGATGCCGCCCAACCCAAAGACAAATGTGAAGCCGTTGACCGTGGCCGTCAGATCGGTGAACACACCCTTGGTCTCAGTGATCGACTGCGCCTTGAGCCAAGCCAGCACCCGGTTGAACTCGGGATGCTCGAAAGTGATCCACGGCAGGATGGCGTCTTTGAGATGGATCACCGGACGTTTGGTCTGTCGAGGGGTGCGTCCGCTGGGACCGAAATCGTAGCAGGCGACCCCGGCCTCCTCCAGCTTCATGACAAAGTAGTCCTTGCCGATTTTGGTGTCGTTGTGGTTCATGAAGTCGCGGGCGTACTTGCGCGTCAACTCCTCGCGGAAGCGGATCATGTCCAAGCTCTCGTGATAGAACGCCTTGGTCATGCTCACGTCATGCTGGTTGTATCGCTTGAGCACTTCGACCTGTTCGCGGGTCAATGTGGTGCCAACGGGGAACGGCAAGTCCTCGATGTTGTCGGCCCGCATGTTGAACTCCAACACCTTGAGACTGGTGGCGCGGGCCTTGTTGTCGAAGTGGTGAATCTTGAACAGGTCGATCTGCGTCACGAACTGGTCGCTGGGCT